GGAGTGTAAACACCTGCTATTGACATAGTTGTTTGTCTAGTATTTCCAATAGATAAAGTATTATTATTGGCAGTCGTAGCGTTTCTTTGTAAAGGATTTAATGTAGCAAAAACATTTGAAGGAGAATCTTCAGTATTCGTTAATGTACCACCTTGTAGTGTAAGATTATTACCAAGACCAGATTGGTCAGTAACTGAATTACCATCTTTAAGAATAAAGAAACCATTAGTTCCATAATTAATACCAGTAGGAGAAGTTTTTATTTTCCAAACACCATTAGCATCAAATTCTCCAAAATAATCTGGTGTTCTATCTTCTCCATCTAGAAAATGAATATGAGATATTACACCATCAAAAAATCTTGAAGTACCACTTGAATAAGATTCTGCACCTAAATAAACATAATAATTATTAACATTTAAAGATAAATTTTGACCTGAACTTGGGTTCATTGAACTAGAAAAAGAAGTTTCCTCAATGCCGTTTATATAAAGTCTAATTCTATGAGATACATTGCCTTGAGTTGTATCTACTCTTACAACTACATGATACCAAGCATTAGGGTCTCTAAATTTTCTATTAGTAGTAAACCATTCTCCTGTCCAAGCAGTATAATTTAAAGTATCATCTGCTTGAAAACGAATTTGTCCATACCCATTGTCATCATTTGTACTAGATGAACCGATTAAACTACCTAATACTCCTATTCCAGTTCTTTTAATCCATGCACTATAAGTCCACTTTTGTCTATTTCCAGAACTTTGCGTTCTTCTTAATGATACACTAGCCATTAGTTAAATTGTCCTCCGCCTGTTGCACCGAAGCTAGATTGTAAACTAAAATCTCTAGTTACAAATTGACCCTCAGCATCTGTTATTTTTAATGTAAATTGATATAAAACTGGTGTTGTAGAACTACCACCAAAATCACTTGTTGTAATAGCACCAGTTGAGCTATTTAAAGTACAATTGGCTTGTGAATTATTTGTTAGAACACTTGTTGTTTCTGAAAAAGTTATTGCACTATCGGATGTTCCTTGAACTGTAAATACTGTACCAGAAAAATTACCAGCTACAGTTCCTAAACTCCCTGCAGCAGTTGTAAAACTTGGTGCAGTAGAAGCTGTTATAATATTGTTTGTTGATCTCCCTGCAAGACCAGTTGGATTTTCAACTCTTACATAATAGTTACCACTAGCCAAAGTTACATTTACAGAAAGTGTTGTAGCATTGGTAAATGAAACTGTGTTAGCATTTGTAATAGCTCCTGTAGAACCATTAACAAAAGTAACAGATGGTATTGAAGCAAACCCTGTTCCTGTAATACTTATTGTTGTAGCAGTAGCAGGTGCAATTGTTTGAGATACATCAGCTACAGTTGGTTTTGTTTCAGCAGCATCTACCCAAGTTAATTGGTTTGTAGAATTGCCATTTGTAGCAAGTACCTGTCCATTCGTTCCTACATTTTGAGGTAAAATTAAATTATAAGATTGTCCAGCAGAATGAGGTGGTGCTTGAATAGATACACCATGACTATTTTGAGAACAGTTTAAAGTTAGCTTGGCATCAGCACTAGAGCCATCACCTTTAATCTTTAATACTGGATTCTCTATTGTACTGGTAGTTCCAGATACTATATTTCCAAGATTCCTTGCTTTAGACATTATTTAATTTTCCTTTATTATTTTGAATTTTGTAGGCTAGATATTTCTACCTAGCCTTTAAGTATTAATCTGCTACTGGTGGTGTATAACCAGTTAATGCAGTTGCTTCAGCTTGTGTTAATCCCAAGTCTAATAGCTTTTGATTGCCACTAGCTTTGTTATCTACTTCAGCATTTTCTAATTCAGTAGCTTTTGTATTTACTGCTGTCATATCAATAGAAACATCATTTCCATTTTCATCTTTAGCTGTAAATACTCCATTATTTTCTTCAATAGATTTTACTGAATTATATAAAGTGTAAATTGCTTTAAATTTTATATTCATATTATGCTCCTATTTCTAATGCTATATAAGTTGGTATAACTACATTTGTAGTGTCACCAGAATTTTGTGACCTACAAGCTACTTTATAAGTTAATGCTGATGTAGAAGATGGAGTATCTAAATAAATCAAACTAAAAGGATTATTAATACCACCAACTTGATTTGAAACTAAATAATCAGTACCACTACTTCTAACATTTGTACTATTTCTAAAAATTGTATAATAACCTCTACCTGAATTAATTTCTCCTGTAACAGTAGCCATTATTAAAATTTTACTTGAAGTATCTGAAGGTGTTATAGTTACACCAGTACCACCAGTAACATAGGTTGTACCTGATGTATTATAAACAGCAGAGTCAAAAAATGAAACTGCTTGTAAAACTTTTCCACCACCTGCATCTCCCCATGAAGGATTTGCACCTGCACCACCTGTAAGCAATGCTTGACCTGCTGTTCCTGCACCAAGTCTTTGCAGACCAGAGCCATCTCTATAAACCAAGTCACCTTGTGTAGTTAATGTTGTTGTTAAATCTGTTCCATCAGTACCATTAGTACCTGCTGAACTCATAATGTTCCAATAAGTGCCATTACTTACTGCGTTGCCTTGTGATGCTAAAATACAAACATAACTAGAGCCACCAGATGAAACTACATCATCTACTGCATAAGCTGTGCTGTTACTGTAAGCACCTTTCCAGTTAAATTTGATAGCACCTAGATTTACTGTTGCCATATTTGTTTCCTTATATTGTTGCTATTAATTCGCCATTACTAATGCTAAATGTAAAACCACTTGCACTAAATAAAACATCATCAAATGTGGCGTATGTTGCACTTGAGATATTGTCTGCACCCTGATTGGTCGTTGTTATAATTAACTGACCATCTGAATTTTTACTAAAACCATAAACTTCTGCTGAACTTGCATTTCCATATTCTAAAGCATTTCCACCAGAATTTACTTTAATTACTTGTCCTGCTGATCCTATTGATCCTAAACCTGTACCACCTCTAGCTGTTGCTAAAGTTCCTGCTGTAATATTTGCAGCATTAATTGCAGCTACATTAAATGTACCATAAGCAACTATATCTAAAATATCTCCTGCTGTAGCACCACTAGCCATAACTACCGAACTTCCACTTGTTACTATTACATCAGTTGCATTAACAAGTTTAGCTCCATTTAAATAAATATCTATAAATCCTGCGTCATACGCAAGTGTATTTCCATTATCATCAGATCCTGTAAAAGTAGTTTGGCCACCAGAAGCTGTGTATTTAAATCTAGCTGCTGTTCCATTTACTGTAGAACCTGCTGCTGCCCAACCAGATGATTTATAGACTTTAAGTTCATTCTGGTTTGTATCAAAATATAGATCCCCAACATCAAGTGATGATCCTGGTGCTGAACTTGCTACTCTATATCTTTCTGCAAAACTATTAACACCAGTAATATTGTTTGATGTAGTTATTACATTTGCAATTGAGCCACCTACAAGATTAACATTTGCAATTGAACCACCCACAAGACCTACATTAGTGTTTGCTGCTGCAACTGTTCCAATATTGTTTGATCCATTAAGATCAGATGCAATTGTAGAAATATTTGAGTTTGCACCAGCTACTGTTGAAACTTCACTTGAAATTCCTGAGACTGTGGAAAGATTATTTGTTGGAGAAATTTGTCCTGCAACTGTATTAATGTTGCTTGAATTTGAATTAACATTTGAAATTGCTGTAGCATTTGCTGCAACAGTTGAAACTTCTGTAGCTTTGGGTTGTAGTCTGTGAAAATTGTATGTGTGTTGTGTAGTTGTAGATTCAACTAAGATACCAAAACCTGCTGGTAAAGTTGCACCATTACCACAACCATTTAAAGTTACTGTAGAATTGCCAACTGTACCATTAGCAATTGTAACTACACCTGATCCATTAGCAGTATGAGAACTTGCAAGTGCTTCAACACTAACAATAGTTCCTACACCATCATTAACATCTGGATTTGTATTTGGAAAACTTGTTTCATTTGCAATTGGTACAAAACCTCCAACATCATCTACAAGATCAATTACTCTTGCATCTATAGCTGCTGTTGTTGCAATAAAATTATCTGAAGCTGACCAAGATTGACCAGAATTAATTAATTCAGATGTATCTTTATTTAAAAATCTAGTGTCTGCTGCTGATGTTGTATAAAAAGTATTGTCATCTGGAGTATGAGATGCCTGTTCTGAGTTTGTAACTATAGTTGCGTCTGCAATTTTATCTATTGTTACAGCATCATTATTAATTTTAGCTGTCGTTATATTATTGTCTGCTATCTTAGAAGTTATAATTTGATCTGCACCAATGTGCTGACTGTCTATTGAACCATCAACTAAATGCTCAGAATCTATACTATCATCTGCAATCTTAGTTCCATTTATTGCATCTGCATTTATCTTGGCAGTCGTAATTGCATTGTCTGGGATTTTGCTAGTCGTTACATTATCGTCTAAAATTTTTGATGTAATAATTGCATCTGTTCCAATTTTAGTTGCAGTTACTGCTCCTGCATTTATCTTAGCTTCAGTAATTGCATTTGCATTTACTTGTGATGCTTGAACAGCATTGTCTGCAATCTTATCGTTATTAACAGCATCATTTGCAATCTTTGCAGTAGTTACTGAACCATCTGCAAGATTAGTTGAGCTAACAACTCCTAAAGGTATTGAGTTATCTGTAGCTGTAAGACCTGCTAAATAAATTTCTAAATCTGTATCGTTTCCTAAAGCACCTGAATCCCAAGTAACATTGATTGTTGTAACATTATTAGAATATACTGATGAAGTTATAGTTCCAATTTTTGTACCAGTATTTGTTCCTGTTGCTTTTATTCTTCTATTTGCATGGTAGCTTGAAGTTAAATCATTTCCTGTTGATGTAATAGTGAACTGTGTTCCACTTACATAAGTTGGAGTATATACTCCACTACCATCTCCAAAAATTACCCATTGGCTATCATTATAAAAATCTCTAGTATTTTTCATTAATGCTCTAATCGCATTATTCAAATCACTAGGTAACATTCCCTCTGCTGTATTTATTCCATTTAAAGAAGTGTTACTTGATTGTGTAGTTGAGTAATCTTTAATTCCTGCCATTTATTTGCTCCTAATTCATAAACCAACTAAAAGCTTTATCGCTTTCAGCATTGTTCTTGTTAATTAATGTATTCACAGCTTCCTCAACTTGTCTTTGAAAAAACTCTTGTGTTTCAATTGAATATCTAATGTTATCTATATCTATTTTATCTGACATTATCTTTCCCCACCTTGACTAGCTTTTAAATCTATTCCTTGTGCATGGTTCCAAACAGTTCCTGCTGGTATTTTTACATTAGCTCTAAAATATCTACCTGATTGTCTTACAGGACTTATGCCTGATGTATTTGATGTGCTTGATGAAGAAGTTGTAATTGAGTCTGCTAATTTATCTCTAGTTTTAACTGTAACATTTGCAGTAGCATCAACAATTGGTCTGATGCCTGTAATATTAGCTCTTAAACCTGGAAATATTTCTTGTTCTCTTGTTTCAATTTCAGCTTCTAAATTGGTTCCTGAAAAAATTGCTGCTTTAAAATTTTCATCAATAGCACCTAATCTTAAATGTCCAGCAGTCCAATAAGGCGTATCTAATGAAATATTAATTTCATCTAAGTTTTCAGATATTAAATCCATTAACTCAACTGTGTTAAAACTTACAAACTGTTCAAAAATTTGTGATGCTTTAACATTAGCAATTGACCATTTTTGAGTTACATAATTATAAATAAGTAATCTATCGCAAATCCCTGTAGTATTTCCTGGATTATTTTTACTTGGATATAACCATATCGCTAAAGTATTAAATGGATCTACTGCTGCTGTAATTCTATCAGTAAATGCTTTGTTTAAATCAAGATCAAAAAATCTATTAACTTTTTCTGCACCGATAGGTAAAACTTGATCTCCATTAATTTGAAAAAATCCATCATCAGCATAAAAGAAAACTTGTCTGTTGTCCTGGCAAACACTTTGCCCATAAACAGCTCCTCTATTAGGAGATATAACTGAAAATCTAAAAACTACATTTCCACCTACAAAGTCCATTCTAGTTATTTGATTTTGTCTAAAAACATAACCAACCTCACCAGAAGTTATCGCAACTATTTGGCCACCTGATCCTGGTAGTTCTTGAGTATCTGATGAACTTACACCAGCTTCCCAAGTTGAAATATCGTTGATACCTGACCAAGCAACTTTGTTTTTTGCGTTCTCTATGTTACCTGTTACTAAAAAATCCCTAATCACACCTGAAATTCTAAACTTAGATGGTACTGTTCCTGATGTTGCAATACTCTGTAGTGTTGCAAAATTAGTTGAAGTACCCATTAAATAATACATTGGAGCATTAACTCCATTACTTGCTATAATGTATTGTCCAAATTGAGTAAAAGTAAAAAAGTCTGTATCTCCACCTGATATACTTAAACCACCTTTAACAGATGTAAATGTACCAGATGTTAATTTATAAATATTGTCTTTAGTTCCTACAAAAGTAAATACTGTGTTTGTATTATCTCTAAAACTACCTGCACCTTTTGCGTTTTGTGTAACAGTTGATGAACCACTATAAGGTACTAAACCTTTTACAGGCTTATATGAAGTCTGAGCATGGTAAACATTTGTTGCTACAGTTGCACCTGGATTTAAGTTATCTGGTTGGTCTGGCAACCATTCACCAAAAGGTAATTGCATAATTTTTTGCCTATTATTATAAAGTTGAAATAAATGGAGAAGCTACTGTACTATCACCTCTAACTTGTAAAGGAGCTCCATTATATTCATCTTCTCTGTCGTTTAATTCTAATCTTT